GCACTGCATTGATGAAAGCTGGTGGTGTTAAAGATGATCGCGGCCCACGTGGTGTAAAACAAGGTTAAATCATGGACATGAAGAAAATACTACAGGCATTGGATGGCGTTAAGGCCAAAGCTGAAGTAAATTCTTCAGATATGAAAAAATTCCTTCGTGTAGTTTCCGAAGGTGCTCCTGTTGCACAACAATCTCCAGAACAAATAGCATACAATCAACTTAGAGCACAGATAGATAGTGCAGATTCTTTAAGAGGCGGCGCTAACACTTATACAGATGTTAGTCCAGAAGTTGCTACATCAACTGCTGCAATGAAACAAAAACTAGCACAGATGGCAGCAGCATTAAAAGCTAAAGGTATAGATGCTGAAGCTGAATACAATGCACCTGACGCTAGTGTGCCTGCGGCTGCGCCAGCTGATCTCAACAAGTATAACGATCAAGATACTGCGCCAGTTAGTGAACAAGTTGGCATGAGCAGATTATTGTCTATTATTAGTGAGGGAAAAGGTCCGTTAAATCGACCTACTACTGCAGAAGCTATGACTATGCAGCATTATGCAGAAAAGAAAACAATCACTGCTCCAGTACTTAATGTAGCAGAAGGTGCAAAGCCTAGCATGATTGGCAAATACTTTAAAGCAGTAGAGCAAGAATTAAAAGAAGCTGCAGAACGTCCTAACGAACGTGCTCGTCAATTAGCAGAACGTGTTATTGAACGCATTGTTCCTAATGCAGACGGATCACTACCTGATCCAAGTATCAATCGCCTAACAGGCAAACCTAATCCTCCAGCAGCAGAACCTACACCTAGCAATCTAAAGCCAGGTGGTGCAACTGTTGAATACGGTGGGGAAACATACGACGTAATGGTGTTTGGTGACAAAAGTATTAGACCAAGAATAGCACGTAGTGACAAAGTTGTTAGTGCTAAGGTTTATACCATGGGCAACAAGATGTTTGTGCTATTAGATGCACCAGCTCAAGAAGGCATAGCAGAAGATAGCGATCCTTGCTGGGACAGCCATAAGATGGTAGGTACAAAGAAAAAAGGTGGCAAGACTGTGCCTAACTGTGTGCCTAAAGAAGCAGTTAATCCTGCTCAACAGGCAGCTATTGCTATTGCAAAAAAGAAAGCAGGTAAGAAGTAATGGACGAACTCAAAAAAGCAATGAAGATTGCATTTGCTAGTGAATATGCATTTGCTATCAAAGCACAAAACTTTCATTGGAATGTAGAAGGACCATTGTTTCCACAACTACACATGTTGTTTGCCACAGTCTATGAAGAAGTGTATGGTGCAATTGACGACTTTGCAGAAAATATTCGCAAGTTAGGATCATACACACCTGCTAGTTTCCAACGCTTTTCAATGCTAACACAAGTTGAAGATGAATTAAACATGTTAGAAGATAGAGCTATGATTGCAGAATTACTGCAAGATAGCGATAAAATGGTTAAATTGTTGAAGATAGTATTTGATCTTTCTGAACAAGCAGGCGAACACGGATTAAGTGACTTTATAGCAGCTCGTATGGATGCACATCGCAAACACAGCTGGCAGCTAAGGGCTACTTCTAAAGAATAAGAACACACTACCTTAGGACCTTTGCGTTTTTAAGTGTGGGGAGGCTGCTGCCCGCAGAAAGCGATTCGCTACCGTAGACTGCTAAGTGAGCATAAATATATTATAGATTATTTGGGGAACAAAATGGACTTAAAAGCATTAATGCAGAAGTTGGAAGCAATCAATACAAAACAGATCGTTACAGAATCTGTAGAAACAAAGAAAGTTATTACAGAATCAGTTGCAGTACCTGTTCGTAAATCTGCAGACCCTGTTTTTACAAGTTCAATTGCACGTGGTCTAGTTGAAGAATTTGGTTATGAACTAGAAGAAGATACTCTAGACGAAGCCGGACTTACTCCTGAGCAACAGGCAAAAATGGGACAGGCTAATCCACAAGATCCGTACATTGTAGCTAGAGCACTAGGCAAAGATGCTGTACCAGTAAGTTATTTCACTGACCCAGAAGATCAAAAAATTGCCAAGCAGTTAGGATTTAAAGACACAGTAGCAACTGCACCAGGAGGCGCAGCCACTAAGCCAGCTGTTGCTCCAGAGTTAGTAGGAACGCAAAATCAAGCACCTGACGCAGCGGCACAAGCTGATCGAATTGCTAATAGAATGGATCAAGAAGCAGGAGCAAATACTGCAGGGCAGGCGGCAGCACCAGCTGCTCCGGCAGCCGTAGATCCAGCAGTTGCAGCTACTCGTGAAAAGTTTAAAGCCCTAATGGACAAGTTAGAAAAGACAGGCGGTGTTAGCGGTTCTGCTCCTGCACCAGCTGCTCCTGCAAAACCTACACAAATTGCTCCTGCACCAACAGGCGCAGCTACTAAACCATCAACAGGCTTTGCCAATACAGGCGGTGGCGCTGCCGTTGGTAATCCAAACATGGCCAAGCAAGGTGTTAAAGAAGATCCTAACGAAGGCAATGCCTTTAGCGGTGCGCTTGATGCTGCTAAAGACTCGGGTGCTGATGAATTTGAAGTTGATGGAAATAAGTATCCTGTAAAAGAAACTGTTAGCTACGGCGATGATCAGATTTTAACTATCATTAAAAGCATCAAATACTAATATGAAAGATTCGATTGCCGAATCACTTGCCGCTATTCGTTCTTTAGAATCTCAGGAGATTCTAAACGAAGCTGCGGTTGCTGCTCCGGCGGCAGCAGCAAGCAAAGGCATTGGAAGATTCATCCCAGGTGTTGGTGCTGCCTTAGGTGCATATGATGCCTACGGTCGTGCTAAACAAGGTGATTGGGCAGGCGCTGGATTATCAGCACTAGGTGGTGCAGCTAGTCTAATACCAGGCGTTGGCACTGCTGCCAGTATAGGTATTGCAGGTGCTCAAGCACTACGTGACAAACAACGTACTGGTAGTTACATGCCAGGAGAAGATGAGATTGCGGCAGCTGTGGCAAAAGATGCAACAGCACAACCTGCAGTAGCACAGGCTAAACCAAATGCTGCTCCTGCTATGACTAAAGATCAAATTATGGCTTTTCAGAAAGCTAACGGTCTAACACCAGACGGTGTACTAGGACCAAAAACACAAGCAGCATTAAATGCTCAAAAAACTAAAGGAACTGCTATGTCAGAAACACAAAAAATTGCAGAGCTAAGAAATCGTCTAGCTCAAATAGAATCAAGTCAACAAGTTGACGAAATTTCATTAGGTGGAATTGGGGCCGGCATTAAAAACTTTGGCAGTGCTGTTAAAACAGGTTTTACAAATCCTGAATATGCTAAAGTTGCTGGTATGTCTACTAGAGGTGCTACCAAAGGACAAGTTGTCAATAAAGCATCAAACATTGGTGCCAAGACTGGCAAGGCTCTAAACACAACTGCAAAAGTTGGTGCTGGTGCTGCTGTTGGCGCAGGTGCAATGGCTGCACTAGGCGGAGGTGGTGCTACTAATCCAACTGATAAGCCAACAGTTAAGCCAGCAGTAACTCCTGCGGCTCCGGCACAAACTCCAAACGCAGGTCCAGACAAGGCAGATGTAGATGCATTAAATGCAATGGCAGCTGAATTAGAAAACAGTCAAGATCCAGCAGATATTGAATTGATGAAACGATACAACGGTATTATCAATGCTATTAATAATGGAGCGAAAGATGATAAACGTACAATTGGCCAGCAAGCCGCTAATGCAGACGCAGGTAGCGAAAAAGAGCCAGGGTGGAAATAAATTAAATCAACTCAAATAAAAAGCGCCCCAGGGGCGCTTTTTTAATGATAGTTACCTTGATAACAATGTCGAATTTCGTGTCCAACATCATGTATTGTTGGATTCTTCTTTGTATAGATAGTACATGTTCTAGTGGCAAAGTTCCAAAATGCACAAGCATCTACTTTATAGTTAAATGCACCATGGCCGCGACTTTTATACTCATCCTGGCAAACCTTTTGCACGTTATCAACAGTTTTCCATGATATAAGCATAGTCTCATGTGCATTGTCTTTTGTACTAAACGCGGCATCAGGATTGAACCATTGGGCAGAAGCGTTTGAACAAATTAACAAACTAATTAACAAAGATTTTTTCATATGTGTTGCTCTGTGTAGCTAAGTATGTTATTATTATACAATAAATTTAAAGGATTGTCAATGAGTACACGCATGTATGGGCCAGAAGAAAAAGCCAAATTAGAACGTTTAATCAACGAGGGCAGTACCGTTTTACGTGAAATTGAAGATTTAAAAGAAGGACTCAAAGAAACGGTTAAGGCTGTAGCTGAAGAATTGGAAGTCAAACCAAGTATTATTAACAAGGCAATTGTAATTGCACATAAAGACAATTGGAAAGAACACGAACAAGCGTGGAATGATATTGAAATGATTTTGGGCGTAACCAATAGGTTACCAGAGTAATGGATTTTATCAGAGGTATATATCGTTGGGCCAAAAATGATTATAATGAATGGCCTACTCGTTTTACTTTAGAAATCACAGCATGGTTGATGAGTCTTGGCTGTTCGCTTACATTGGCGGCAGCGGCCACTGATCCATTGTTCTTTTATCTCTATCCAATCTTTATTACACAGTGTGCAATATTTGGATGGGCTGCTTGGACACGTAAAAGTACAGGCATGGTTGCTAACTACTTACTATTAGTCACTATTGATCTAATAGGCTACGTTAGACTTATAAATATGTAATAGAAGGGTAGGCGGGCCATAATCCGTATGTTGGTATTTGCAAGCCGTAAATTGCATAGGAGAAATTAATTTGTATGTAGACGCATTCTTTCAGCGTGACGCTGATATCGTAAAAATTGTAGAACGTAGTACAGAGGGAAAACGAGTATTCAAAGAGTTTCCAGTACGCTACACGTTTTATCACACAGACCCTAAAGGTAAATTCCAAAGTATATATGGAGAACCGTTAAGCAGGGTTGTTTGTAGAAACTCAAAAGACTTCCGTAAAGAACTATCTATTCATAATAACAAAAAGTTGTATGAAGCAGATATTAATCCAATCTTTTCAACACTTAGTGAAAACTACCTAAACGCAGAAACTCCAAAGCTCAACGTAGCTTTTTGGGATATTGAAGTGGACTTTGATCCAGAACGTGGCTATGCAAGTCCAGAAGATGCGTTCATGCCAATTACTGCGATTGCCGTTCACCTGCAATGGATAGACACCCTGGTCTGTTTAGCTATCCCTCCTAAGAAGATGAGTGTAGCTGAAGCAGAAGAACTTGTTAAAGATTTGCCTAATACCCACATCTTTGACAACGAAGCAGACCTATTAGATACTTTCTTAAACTTAATCCAAGATGCAGATGTACTAAGTGGTTGGAACAGTGAGGGCTTTGATATGCCGTACACTGTTAATCGAATTACTAAAGTGTTGAGCAAAGACGACACACGCAGATTATGCTTGTGGGATCAATATCCTAAAAAACGTGAATACGAAAAATATGGAAAAAAGGCTATTACTTATGACTTGGTTGGTCGTGTACACTTAGACAGTCTTGAACTGTATCGCAAGTACACATATGAAGAACGCCACACATATCGACTAGATGCCATTGGAGAAATGGAAGTAGGCGAGACAAAGACTGTATATGAAGGCACATTAGATCAGTTGTATAACAATGACTTCCGTAAGTTTGTTATCTATAACAGACAAGATACTGCCTTGTTGGATAAACTTGATAAGAAGCTAAAGTTCTTAGACTTGTCTAACACACTAGCACATGAGTGTACTGTGTTGCTACAGACCACAATGGGTGCGGTTGCTGTAACTGAGCAGGCCATTATTAACGAAGCTCACAAGCGTGGTTTCCAAGTTCCTAATCGCCCAGTGCGTGATGAAGAAGCAGATAACTCAGCCGCTGGTGCGTATGTTGCCTATCCCAAAGAAGGTATTCATGACTGGATTGGATCACTGGACATTAACTCCTTGTATCCGTCAGCCATTCGTGCATTGAACATGGGTCCGGAAACTATTGTTGGACAGTTGCGTCAAACAATGACTCAAGAGTATATTGATAATCTTGTGGCCAAAGGCAAATCGTTTGCAAGTGCATGGGAAGGTATGTTTGGCAGTATTGAATACACTGCTGTAATGAATCAAGAAGTTGGCACAGAGATTACCATTGACTGGCAAGATGGTAGTGTTGATATATTAAGTGCTGCCGAAGTGTACAAACTAATCTTTGACAGTAACCAACCTTTTATACTCAGTGCTAACGGCACACTCTTCTCATACGAAACAGAAGGTATTATTCCTGGATTGTTAAAGCGTTGGTATGCAGAACGTAAAGAGATGCAGGCCAAACTTAAAGAAACAATTAAAGCAGGTAATA